CTCCTGCTGTGCGGCGGGCACATCCAGCAATCCGGACTGAAACGCACTAACGATGCTGTCAGCCTTGATTTTGGCAATGTCGGCGGTCTCTTTTGCGGTTGGTGTCCACAGCGGCGGGAAGCTGAGGTCTGCATCTTCCAGCTGGATGCCTGCGGAACGGGCCAGAACAGGCAGCAGCTTTTCCAGAACCGGGCGCAGTCTGCTTTCCCGCAGGGTATCCACATAGTCGTAGTAGTTCTTCAAATCGCTTTCGCCGGTGGCGTTCATGCCGGCAGGAGAGCGTCCGAACAGCTTCGTCATAGGGTAGTGGGATGCGCCGCACAGGTTCAGGCACATGCTCTCGTACACTTCCTGCAGGCCGGTGAAGGTGTACTGTGTATTGTTGATCTTGTTGCCCTGTTCCACCAGCTGTACACCAAAGTTTGAGCGCAGCACACTCTGGGCCTGCATGGTGTTCCAGAAGCGCCGCTGCACATCCGGGCTGGAAAGGGAAAGCAGCTGTTCCAGACCCTTGACCTCCATGGTGTTGATGTTGGCCTGAAAGGTCAGCGCCGCCATGTTGGCCGAAACATTATCGTGAGCCACCACATCCTTGTACAGGGCTTCCACCTCGGATTCGCCCCAGTAAAGCTCTGCCTGCCGTTCCAGATCCGGCAGCTCCCGGCCCACAAACCGCACGACGCGGGAGTGATGCACCCGCGCGACGATGTGCCCGGCGGAATCGTTGATGGAGTAGAACGTAGGCACCACTTCGCCGCCCTCAAAGGTCAGTTCCGGTTCCGGCGAGATGCCCTGCCAGCGGTCGAGGATGTACAGCCCACGGAAACTGCCCGGTTGGATGCTGTCGGGGTCCAGCGGCTGGGAAAGATCGGTCTGCCCGGCAATCAGGATCAGCCCGGCGGCACCGCCGTACAGACGGCCCCATTTCAGTCCGGTGGAAATGCACCTACGCAGACCTGTGCGCCGTTCAACTCCACGCAGAGCTTTCAGCTGATCGGGAGCGGCATCCTTGAGGTCGTACCACTCCCGCAGCATGTCGTCCACCAGCAGGGCTACGACGTTCTGCACCACCCAGTTCTCCCGGTACAGGCTGTTGAGCAGCGCATAGTTGCCTGTCATGCGGGTGAGGGGATAGCTTGTGGCTTCCAGCGGACTTTGGCTGCCGTAACCCAGCCGGAACAGCGGGCTTGAGAAAGCATCCAGCGTCAGGGTATTCGGTTGTGCGCTCCCGGCGGGGCGGTTCTTGTTACGCCTGGACATGCTCAAACCTCCAATCAGGCAGGGAATTTACAAAATATCGGAGTGCGTCCATTGCATGGTCGTTCTCCTTTACGGGCTTTTCTACGCCCAGCAGCGCAGCCTTATCGTCCCAGCGGTAAAGGCCAAACTCGTCCAGCAGGCCGATGCAGGCTTTGCTTACCAGCAGTCGGCGCTTGGAGATCAGGGTGCTGCACCGGCGGATGCCGTTCAGCACATCGTTGTTGGCTTCCATGACATACACGCCCCGCTGGCGCAGCGCGGTGATGAACGATGCCGCCGAAGGGTCCACATAGGCCGCACAGGGATTGTCTCCCATAAAAGCCATGAAATCGTCGGCATACTCTTCATCGGTTTTCTGGTGGCGTTCTTTGCGGCCATCCCAGCGGTATTCCTGATCAACACGGACGGTCTCGCCGTCGTCAAAGATCGAGAGAAAACAGGTTGGGTTCAAGGTTCCGTAGTCTACCGCAATGGTGCGGGTGGAAACGGCCTGCATTGCAGTGGGCGGAACCGTATAGACATTGGCCGTGAAGTCAAACATATCGTAGATCAGGCCCTCGGCGGCTCTGCGCTGGCCCAGAATGTCGCGGGCGTACCAGATACTCTTGCGGTCATAGGTGGCCAGCACGGCCCGCAGACGGTCGTCTGAAATGCTCATGTTGTCCGCGATGGTGAAGTGGCCGTAGTTCAGGCCATAGTCGGGGTTCTCACGCTGCTTCGCTTCGTGGAAGTCCAGAATGGTCTTGTAGTACCAGTGACCCTCAGCCTTGGGGTTCAGGTCGTGAAACACTTTTCTGTCCGGGCTGGACAGGGTACGGTCGAACACTTCCTGAATGAATGCTTCGCTGCACTCGTTCACCTCGGTGATGTATGCGGTACCGTAGGTGTTGCCCTTGATGAGCTTTTCATCACCGGCTTTGCCACCGCCGGATACCAGCACCACCTTTTCGCCGGTGGCCGTCTGAATGTACAGGCAGTCGCGGTTCTGGTAGGTGCCCTCACGGCAGCGGCCCTCAAAATAGTTTTTCAGGCCGAAGCCGTCACAGTCCAGAATGTTCAGCCGGGCCGTCGCAGTGGATACGCCCGCGATCAAGTGGATGCGGCTCGGATGCTTTTCAAGAATGGTGCAATACGCCATTGTGATAAGCACGTTCTTACCACCACGTTTACCGCCCTCTGCAACGTTGAACCAATGGTCGAAGCAGTTCCAGAAGAACCGCATCTGGTTTTCAGAAAATGGAGCCGGAATGTTCATTCTTCAAAGTCCTTGATATCGCGGTTTGGAACAGGCCGTTGCAGCAGATCCGCAAGGGTCTGTATGTCGTTATTTTGAGCAGCGGCATTTTCTTTTTCGGATGCGTCTTTGTACATACCCAGATGCTTGCCCAACAGGTCAAGGGCTCGGAGCTTATCTGCAAGTTTGACCTCGTGTTCCAAACCGTCCTCGCCAAAGCTCTTGACCTTGATGGACTGGATTGCGGCCAGATCATCCCGGGAAGCATCCAGCTTCACGGAAGCTGTCTCCGGGTCGATCAGGTCGCTGGCGTTTGCAAAAGCAATCTTGGCAAGTTCCCGCACGACACGATCAGCAGATACGCCGGTCCGACGGCTTTGCTCGGCCTGCAGCTGGGCAAGACGATTTTGAACCATAACATTTGATAACAGGCGAGCACTCTGCTCTTGGGCTGTTTTGGGGCTGTATCCGGCGCGGATGGCCGCCTGGGTCGCGTTCAGGTCGATCATATACTCTTCACAGAACCGCGCCTGCTTGTCGGTCATCCTCACCACCTCTCTTGCCGTAAAATCAAAAAGCCGCCCGGAAGATCCGAACGGCAAAGA